CGAACTTCACCTCCGTCTTGGCCGGGTGCACATTCACGTCCACCGCGCTGAGCCTGGTGGTCAGATGGAGGACACAGCCGGGAAACCGGCCCACCATCTTCTGATTCTTGTAGGCCTCCTCCAGGGCGGCGGTCAGCTCCGCCTCCTGCCGGGCAAATCCGGGAAGGTCCTCCACTTCCGCGGGGGCCGGGGCTTTGTACGCCTCCAACTCCGCCCGGAGCCGGGCGATCTCGTTTTCCGCCCGGACCCCAGCCTCAATGGCGTCTTCCCGGCGGGCCTGTGCCATAGAGCGGTCCGACTTGGCACGGTCCGCCTCCTCCACAGCCTCCGTCTGGACTCTCTCCCGGTCCACCTCAAATGCCGCCCGGGCGGCCTTTTGGGCCTCCTCCGGCATCCTCTGTCCGCAGGTGGGACATACCGTCTCCTCAAATGTCCGCTCCGCCGCCTCAGACCATCGGGCCCGGCACCGCCCGATCCGCTCCTCCAGATGCTCCATCAGGTCCTTTTCGTTCTGGGCCAGTTGTGTGCAGCGCAGCAGATCCCGCTCTGCCGCCCGGAACTCCGCCTCCAGCGCCGGCCTCCGGTCCTCAACCGGGACGATTTGACTCTGCCTGTGCCGCCGGTTCTCATTCCGCAGCGCGGCCAGCTCGTTCTCAAGCCGGGCCACATCATTCCGCTTGGAAGCCAGCAGGGTGTTGTTCTCCAGTTGGATCAGTTCGCCCCGCAGGCTGTCCCGCCGTGCGGCCACCTGGCCCCGCTCCTCCTCCAGAGCGGTGAAGTCGATCCCCTCCAGCTCGGATACCGTCTTTTTACACTCGTCCAAACGGGCCGGAACTGTATCCCGGGCTCCGTTCAATCCCCGGCGCTTAGCCTGCAGCTTTTTCTTGTAGTCCTCCAGACTCAGCCGGCCCATAGACTCCATCAGCGCCGCGAAGCGCGGCTCCTGCTCCATGATCTCCCGGTCGGAGGCCACGCCACACACCTCAAACAGGGCCTCCCGCCGTTTCCGCCAGTCCAGCCCCTCGCAGAACCAGCCCACGCTGGTCAGCATCCGCCAGCGGTCCTCACTGGCCAGCTCGTCCACTTTCGCCTCAAAGGCGTACTTCTTGACAGGGACATCATCTACATAGTACTCGCTGGTGTTCCCGTCATAGGTCGCATCCGCGTTTCCACGCTTCACACTCCACTTCTCGTAGTAGGTCTTGCGCAGGGTCACTGGCTCCCCGTCCGCCCACAGCGTCGCAGAGACCTCCGTCACCGCCCCATGGTCCGCCACCTCTCCGGCGGCGTCCAACGGCTTGATCTCAAAGCTGCCGTTCCCACGGCTGTCCTTCCCAAACAGCAGCCAGGTCAGCGCGTCATATACCGTGGTCTTGCCTGCGGCGTTGTCCCCATAGATACTGGCGCTGCGCCCATCCAGCGGCAGAGATAAGCTCCCACAACCCTTAAAATTTCGGATCTCCAGATCCATCAGTTTCAAATCCATCTTGACGATTCCTTTCTTGTCCCATATAATATGGGTGTCTTACTATTTCTTTGCCGTCGTGGGTGTTCCAGCACCTGCGGCGGCTCTCTTTTTTGCCCGGTATTCCCGCATATAATTCCGGGCTCGTTCCCGCAGTTGCTCCCGGTTGGCTTCCCGGTAGGCCTTCTGCTGTGCGGCCACCTTCTCCCGGTTGGCTTCGTAGTAGGCCTTCTGGTACTCGGCCACCTTCTCCCGGTTGGCTTCCCGGTAGGCCTTCTGGTACTCGGCCACCTTCTGTTTCTCCATAGGCAGGGCTCGGAACTTCGCCTCCCGGTCCAGCTCACGGCTCCGGTCCAGATCCTCCTGCGTCAGGCGGAACTCCGCTTCGATCTCCGCATCGGCGGCTGCAATCTCAGCCAGCTCTTCCGGCGTAAACATCACGCCACCTCCACCAGCCAGATCCCAACGCTCATGCCCAGCGCAAACACGCCGAACAAAAACGCGGTGACCAGCGCGATCCACACCAACTCCTGCGCCCGCTGCTTCCGCTCATTCCTCGTCTGATTCATTTCATCACCTCTCCCAGTTCTATCGCCCCGCCCAGGACAAACAGGTTAAAATACTGCTCCTGATCCAGCCGGACAGGCTCGTCCCGCAGGAGCTTACCCATGCTCTTCTCGCTGATCCCCGCCGCGCCGGCCAGCTTCCTGGCGTCCAGCCCGTGGCGGCTCATGGCCGTCTCCGCGATCCGCCGCACGATCTCATACGCGGTTCTCATTGTTATCCTCTCTTTCTGCCCACCGATCCAAAATCTTTGACATAACAGCCACAGTATTGCCCATCAGCTTGACCATGTCGCCAAAGGTCACATCATACAGAGATTGGTTCAGCCGGTCCATGTGGAGCTTTGTATTTGCGTTCTGCTGCTCAATTTCACGAGCGGTGCTGTTATCATTCAGCATAAATTTTCCTCCTTGCTCTTGACGGCTCGAAGGAAAGGTAGTACACTTGTTCCAACAAGCCTAGTCGGGTTGGTCGATTAGGTTTGCAGCCCTGTCGGATCTGCTCATCCGGCGGGGCGTTTTTATACCATTCCGCGGCTTTGTACAATGGCCTTCGCCACCAGATCCGTCTCATAGCCCCTCTTCCTGGGACCCATCCGGATCGCCGGGATCCCGTGCTCCTCTGCCCACCGGTCCCCATTGACCGCCCGGGCAAAATAACCGGCCTCCCTGGCCACGTCCGTGGGAGACATCACCCCACCGTGCCGCTCATACATCAGGCGGCGCTTTTCGGCAACCTCACGCCCCAGGGCGCTCTGTGCGCTTGTCGTGTATTGGCTCATAATTCCCCTCCCTTCCAGTTCTGTTTATCGGGCTCAACAGCCTCTTACGCCGGATCCGGATAAGCAAACTCCACCAGCTCCTTGAGCTCCAGCAGAGAGAGCTCTGGGTCATGCGCCGCACGGTCCAGGGCCAGTTCCTTAAACTTGGTTCCAGAGCCATCCAGCAGCCGCTTATACTCATTCAGCTTGTTATCCATGCGTTTCCTCCTTATTCCTTAAATAGTCCGGTTTATCGGACTTCTGCTCTGGTATCTTGATTGTAATTCTGGATCTCTAAAATATCGCAGATAGCCTGGACAATCTTGGGGGCATTGCGCTTCCCCTTCAGAATTTTGTCCATGTACCCACTGTCCGCAAAAAGCCCCGTCCGGTTTGTGATTTCAGACTCCAACCACTTCTGTGTCTTTCCACGCTTTAGCAGCTCCGTCTTTACGCACAAACCAAACGACGTGAATTTGCACGAATCCACGAAAATACCTCCCTCCTTATATTTGCTGTTGACAAGTACTTAATATTGTACTAATATGTAAGCACCACCAAACATTGTACTCATTTGAGCGCTTGTCATGTTTGTATTTTAGTACTGTCACGAGTACAAGTCAAGCATTTTGTGCTATATTGAGTACTTTTGTTGTTATAACCAAAAAGGAGTACTTGAATATGGGCGAATTGTACGATAGGATAGCTTCCTTATGTTCAAATAAAGGGATAAAACCAGGAAAGATGTGTAACGATCTTGGAATAAGTAGAGGAAGCATTGGGGATTTGAAAAAAGGGAGAAGGGAAGGAATTTCCATTAAAACAGCAACAAAAATTGCCGACTACTTTGGTGTCACAACCGATTATCTCTTGACTGGTGAAGAAATAAAAAAAGCACCCACCCCGGAGGGTGAACGCAAAGTCAGCGACAACGATATTAGATTCGCTCTGTTCGGGGGCGATGGTGAAATCACCGATGCCATGTACGATGAGGTAAAACGCTTCGCCCAGATGGTCAAACTTCGGGAGGAGGCGGAAAAGAAGAAGGAATAAACATGGAAACATATGAATTGTACCAGGTGGCTAAGGATAGAAATATTCCTATCATATTGTTGGCCATTCCAGAAAACGGATCTATGTGCATCCAATCAGATGCAGGCAGATGCTACATCGGAATGGATTGTGATGTGGTTGACGGAGAAGCAGACCGCCGAGTACACTTGGCACATGAGCTAGGGCACTGCGTAACCGGGAGTTTTTACAACCGCTGGGCAGCTCGAGATCTCCGGAAGAAGCATGAGCATCGTGCGGATAAATGGGCGATAAAGCATTTGGTTCCAAAAGAATATTATGACCAAGAGATTGCTGCCGGCCGAACTGAAATTTGGGAACTAGCAGAACAGTTTAATGTATCAGAGGATTTCATGAAAAAGGCCGTATGCTTTTACACATACGGAAATCTGAACCCAGAATTGTATTTCTGATCCAACTGCCGGAGGGCAGAACATATAAATAAACAGGAGGAATACAACATGAAAAAGAAATTGCTTGCAATCATGATGTCTACTTGCATCGCACTGTCAATGACAGTCAGTGCCAGCGCCTTGAATCTCTATTTTGACGGCGCGCCATTGGTTACCGATGTCCCTGCTCAGATCATCAACAACCGAACCATGGTCCCAATTGGTCACATTTTCAACGCTCTTGGTGCAAAAGTGACCTGGGACGGAGCCACAAAGACTGCGACTGGGGAGAAAGACGGAACAAAAGTAGTTTTACAAATCGACAATACCACCGCCTATGTCAATGATAAGGCAATTACCCTGGATACTCCAGCCATGATTGCAAACAATCGAACGATGGTCCCGGCCTGGTTTGTTTCTGAGGCGTTTGGTGCAAAGGTCTACTGGGACGGAAGCGCATCAACAGTCCGGATCGCCACCCAGGTTTATGATGTTGTCCGCGTGATCGATGGAGATACCATTGTAGTCAATTATAATGGCAATGAAGAAAAAGTGCGGATGATTGGTGTTGATACTCCAGAAAGTGTGCATCCAGACAGTTCGAAAAACACTGAAGCAGGCGTGTCTGCTTCCGAGTACACAAAGAAACACTTAGAGGGGAAGCAGGTCGAACTGGAATTTGATGTCCAGCAGCGAGACCAATATGGCCGGCTCCTTGCCTATGTTTGGGTTGATGGCAAGATGTACAATAAAACTCTGTTGGAGGATGGGATCGCAAATCTTGCTACATATCCCCCCAATGTAAAATATGTGGACGAGTTTACGGCTATCGTTAACGCTCGAAATCCAGAGAACTCAGATTCACAGGAAAAACCTAATGATCCAGACGTAAAAGACAGCGGGAAATATGTCGGTAGCTTAGAGTCTGATAAATACCACTTGCCTGGGTGCAGATTCGCCGAAAAGATCTCAGAGGAAAACGAGATTTGGTTTGACACCGAAGAGGAAGCTATTACCGCTGGATATAAGCCGTGCGGCGTGTGTAATCCTTAAATAAAAATCCCCGCCCCGGTGTTGGCGCACCAGAGCAGGGAAAAGGGGCAGGAACTTTTGCGGGTCACCTGCCCTTCTATTTTAAAATGAATAGGAGGCATTGTCAATGGGCGAATACATCCGAAAAACTGCCCGGTACAACGGGAAGAAGTATGAGGCCACAGGAAAAACCGAACTGGAGGCCATGACCAAGCTGGCAGAAAAGCTTTCGGCGGTCAAAAGGGGAGAAGAGATTGTATCAGGATCCATGACGGTCAACGCCTGGTATAAGCAGTGGATGGAGCTGTACAAAAAACCGAAGGGCTTGACCGAAAAATCTCTTGCCATGTACGACGAAAAATATAATGGGTACATCAGAAGTTCCATTGGTCACATGAAAATAAAAGATGTGCGTGACGTCCACCTTCAGCGGATCTTAAACGGAGAGGCCGGCCGGTCCGCATCCCATGTCAAAAAACTGAGGATGCTGTTACAGGAGATGTTTAAACGGGCTCGTCAGTCTCGCCTGATCCCATACGATCCGGCGGAACTGCTGTCACTTCCAACTGTCACCAAAGGCCGGCGGCGCTCCATCACGGAAGAAGAACGAACTGCAATTCTGAGAATTTCTCAACATCACAGGGCTGGATTGTGGATACTCACCCTGCTCTATACTGGAATGCGTCCGGGAGAAACCGCTGCACTTACCTGGGCTGATGTGGATTTTGAGCATAATGAGATCCACGTTCATGCCGCCAAAGAAAGCGGAAGCCGAACCATCAAAGGCCCTAAGACCGCCTCCGGTGTCCGGGACATCCCAATACACGCCGCTCTGCTTCCACGCCTCTTGGAGTCCCGCGGGAAACCGTTCTCATTGGTATTCCCCACCAAGGCCGGGACTGTTCAGAACGAAAGCAGCATGAGAAGGATGTGGAATAGTTTCATCAGAGAGATGGAAGAGGAGTCCGGCCCTGTTGCTGATGACCTCACTCCATATTGTCTGCGACATACCTTCTGCACAGATCTCCAGCGCGCTGGAGTGTCTATCAACGTGGCAAAGGAGTTGATGGGCCACGCTGATATTCAAACAACAGCAAATATTTATACGCACAAAGACAGTGAAACTCTGCACAAAAGCATTGCACTTCTGGACGGAAGTGGTGGAAAACCTGGTGGAAATGTGAAAGTAGGATAACGGATTCATTTAGAGCCCCAACGGATTGCATACTTAAAGTATTCTGATTCGAGTTCTGTTGTCTCCACCAAATCGCTACTTATGAGTAGCAACAAAGAAATCCCCGAAACGCCTTGACTACCAAGTGTTTCGGGGATTTTTTGTGTCTATCTTTGGCTAGCTTAAAAAACTGAAAACAGCCTATTTGGATGCATTAGGTGGTGGAAAAGGTGGTGGAACATTTTCGCCTATCTCCCTGATTGATAAGGGTTCTCGTGCTTGGTTTGCAATGAATAAATTTTCCTCATAACCCCAGCATAAACCCTTGGGTTTACGGCGTGCAGTGTATCCATTAGGTCATCTATGATAGACCACACTCCAGAAGCGTCTCGTTCAGACACCGCCTGCAGGAACTCACTGTCCCCATCTATTGGGAGTTCATAGCCAGATGACGATGCAGCAGAGCGCTCCTGCTCATAACCACCTAAATCTGGTGATTCTGCTTGATCCATCTGGTTTCGGATGGTATACAGGTCAGCCAGTTTTGCATAGGCGGGATAACTGCTCTCACCATATTCTAGACGGGCAATCTCAATGTCTATCTCTTTGCGGTCAAGCAAAGGGGGCACCCCCTATCAGTCCCGCTCCAACTCAGCCATAAACCGGCGGATCGCCTCACGCTCACGCTCGCTGGTCGCGCTATCCATCATACCGCGGGCCTGCTCCATCATGGCCTCTTTGGCATCATGCCGGCTATATCCGCCCATCCGCCCGTCACGGCCGTAACCACCACGCCCATCTCTGGAGTAATGGCCACGGACATAATGCTTGCCACGGTTTGCATAGCTGGAGCCACGGCCATAATCTCCCTCCCAGTCTCCGGCTTCAGAATAGCCGCCGTCCTCCTCCAGGGCGCAGATCTTGTCGATGTTCTTAATAGTGTCAGTCAGCTTGTGGACGGTCTCCAGGTCCCCAGCGGACATCTCAGGCTTGCGGGCGATCTCCTCCAGCTCCGCCGACAGCATCTCCTTCAGATCATACAGTGCTTTCATGCTATCCTCTCCTTTCAGGCCGTCCGCACGACTTCCATGTTACTGTTGGCAAAGTCAACAGCCTGGGTGCTGGTGTTCCGGGCCGCCACGGTCACGCAGCAGCCGCGGGGGACCTCCACAGACGCGGACACATAGATATTGAAAAAGTTCTCGGCCGCCGCCGGGGTGACAGTAGCGGTAGCGGTGGTCAGCGCCTCACCATTGATGGCAAGGGCGGCGGTAATGGCCTCGACGGTGCCGCCCTCGGGGATGGCGATATTCGCGCCAAAGGCTACCCGGTACCGGGCCTTGCACTGGTTGGTATTGCCGCGCAGCGTGATGAGCCCGCTGCCACCACGATGCACGATGCCGCAGTTGCCGCCGATCACGTCCAGCAGAGGGACGTTCTGGCCAGGGGTTACATTGACGATGGCGGGATTTGCATATTCAGCCATGATATCAGTCCTTTCTAAAGGGGTCAAAATCGACCCGGTTAAAATAAACGGCGAGGCTATTGCCCCGCCGCTGTTGTTGAGATCGGCACGGGGCCGAACAATTTCCAAAATGGAAATAGTCAAGAGCTATGGAGTTTAGCAGTTGCAACCGCAGCCGCCGCAGGGGACCTGTACGGGGGTGGGAGGATTGACCCAGTAGGCGGGCGTGGGGCACTCAGCGCCGGTGCGGCGCAGGATCTCCGCCTTGTTGGCGTCCATAGCCGCCATCAGGACGGCGTTCTGGTTGGCCTGGGAGGCCGCCAGCTTCAGGCCCTGGTTCTCGCTCTCCAGGGAGCGGATGTAGTTCTGATTCAGGGCGTCCAGGATGGCCCGGGAATTGGCGTTCTGGTTGTCGATGATGTCCCGGGTGGTGGTCTGGATGGTGTTGCGGGTGTCGCAGGCCTGGGCGGCCATGTCGTAGCGCACGCCGTCAATGGCCCGCTGGGTGCCGCAGCAGCAGTCCGCCAGCTGGGCGGACAGGTTGCAGAAGCCCCGCTCCACGCCGTTGAAGCCCTGCATCATGCCCATGTTGGTGTTGTTGAACCCGTTGGTCATGGCGTTGGTGATGGCGTAGGTGCTGTCACAAATGCCCTGGGTGATGCCGTCCAGCTTGGTCACAACGGCGGAGTGGTCAAAGCCACGCTGCACCTCGGAGCCTACACCGCCGTTCTGTCCGCCGAATCCGCCGAAGCCGTTACCCCAGCCGCCGAACAGGCCGAAAATCAGGAACAGGATGATCCAGCTGGACCAATCGCCGCCCCACATACCGTTTCCGTTGCCCTGATAGGCGGGCTGAACGGGCATGGTCATCACAGTACCGTCAGAAGAAAGACTCATTGCTTTATCTCCTTTGTAGTTTTATTTTCAAAACCGTGGCCACGGATTTTGAGACTAACTTGCAACTTTTAGAGCAAATATTTAAAGTACACTTTGCTCATTTCCCAAACATCCCTCGGAGGGGTTCAAACATACCCTGCATCTGCTGGGCCTTCTGCTGGGCCTGGTTCAGCTGGTCCTGCGAGAGCTTCCCGCTCTGCACCATCTCATTAATGATGGCGTTGGGGTCCTTGCCCTGCATCTGGCTCATGAACTGCTGGAACTGCTGCATCATGTTGGGCCGGCCACCGCCTCCCATGATACCGAAAAAGGGATTACCCATTGTCCGCGTCCTCCTTTGTCACCCGCTTTGTGGTTTTTCTCTCTGCACTCAGAGCCTCTACACGAGACGCCAGCGCCTCCAGATCTGCTTTTGTGGCAAACTCTATGCCCTGGGGTGGTTGTTCTGCCCTCGGGACGCTGGTGCGCTCCACAAGGTCAAACACCTTGATAGACGGCTTTCCAGATGCGTCCGCCTGCTTGAGGTAGATGGTGGGGGCGTTGCTGTCCCACAGGGCCACAGCGGAGTTGGGTGCCACCAGATAGCCCATGGCCTCCTGCTCCCCGGACACCCACACCATGCTCTGCCCGCCGGCCTGCTGGGGCGGCTGCTGAACGAATTGCTGAGGTTGGTACTGCGCTCCCCGGAGCTGGGCTAGCTGGTCCGGCATGGGCGGCTGGTAAAACTGCGGTTGCTGATAGCCGCTGTAATATGGGTAGCTCATGGGTCATTCCTCCTTACACCAGTAATAGAGAGGGACCTCCCCGCCGGAGTCCCAGGTGTCGTAATAGTCCCCGTCCATGACACACACCACATGACCGGACAGGGACAGGATATAGGTGCCGCTGGGGTGCTCTGCGGCGAAATCCGCCACTGTGTAACAGTCCGGGCACTCGTCGGGGATAACGGCCCGCCGGAAGCCCATCTCTCGGAGGTATGCGCCCCAAACATGGTTCGCCGACGGCATATCGCCCATCAGGAAGCCTTGCAGAGACAGCCCTACATACGTTGTCTCCCAGTTCTGTTTCAGGGCCGTGGAGATGGCCCGAACAGTGCAGTCTCCCACGTTTCGCCCGTCGGGGTTCTCGTTATGCCTGGCCCACATGGCTGGCCTCCAGTGCGATCACATAAGCCTCAAGGCCATCGTCATCCCCCTGGGCTTTGAACCACATAGCTGTCTCAGCGGCGCACTCCTGTGTCATTCCTGCGGCAATCAGCCGCTCGATCATGGTCATATCCACACACGTCCTTTTTCAAAAATCAAAGGAGGATCGTGGGGAGGGCGGCGACGTGTACCAACCCTATATCCCCACGTCCTCCATGGCTATATTGTCGCATAAAAATTCCCCTGCTGGGCGGCGTTTCAGCAGGGGGAGTGTGTTACTTGTGATCAATTTGTGTGATTCTTGCCGCAGCTCGACCTACCTCTTCAAAAATATGTGGGATGTGCCGCGATATGGTGGACCGTTCCCACCCAAGTTCCGCCGCAATGTCAGCCTGCGCCCACTTGTCGATCATATATCTCCGGGCAATCAGGTCATCATCCCGGTGCAAAGCAGCCTCATAAATCGCTTTCTCAAGTTCTGAACGCAAAAGAGACCTCAGAGATTCTGGTATCTTCCCTCTTGCGTTCATCACTGTCACGTCCTTTCTATCTTACTCAACCGCTTCATTGACCATCAGTGCAACTTCTTCCCGGGTCGCAAAGCCGCGTGGTCTGGTCCCGTCGGTAATGCCCTTGGCCTTGGCCTGCTCCAGGCCCTCCTGGGCCCACTGGCTGGCCGGCTCCTTGGCCAGGCGTGTCAGGTAGTTGTCCATCATCGCGTCGAACTGTTCCTGTGTCATCTTTTCCGTTCCTTCCATTGATCGGGCCACATCGGCCCGAAACGTATCCATACTCTTTCCATGGATGGGAAACCAGTGCATCACGTCAGCGTGGTTGCTGGCGATGCCCCGCCGGTAGCCTTCGCTGTGACAGATCACCACCCCATCCGCCTGTGGATCCAGACCATACACTTTGCACAGGTGGGTGGTCAGCTCAACGGCCTCCTGGTACACCGCACTAAAATAGCTGGCGTCCGTTAAGGCGTCCTCGCAGATCTCAAAGGATATATGGGTATCGTTACCACTTCCGAGTTTTCCACGCCCGCAGTGCCATCCCCGGCGGCTCCAGGGTAAGGTCTGCACCACTCCCACATCGCCATCGGCAAACCGCCCGATAAAAGCGTGGACGCAGACATCCAGCCCAGGCTGGTTCCAGTGTGTCCCAGCGGAGTTGATCCCCATCTCGTCATTTCCAGGCACATACCGGGAGACACGGGGGTTGTTAGCCCCCGTGCTGTGGATCATCACCCCGAGTGGCCGGATGGTCCGTCCCTCCTGGTAGCAGTCGTTTCGGATCAGCATCTGCTGACGTAGACGCATCAGTCAGCCGCCTCCTGGGCAGCCTCGCGATCCTCGTCCTCCTGGATGCCAGCCTGCACAGCTGCGGCGAACGCCTCCCGGTCCTGGTCGGCGAATGCGTCCACCAGGGCCTCGTAGTGGCCTCCGATGAACTCGTTGATGCCCTGCTCCGTCATGCCCTCGGGGATGGGGTGGCCCTCCTTGTGGCGGGCCAGGGCAATGGTCAGGTCGGGCAGGTCCAGGTCCTCACAGGTCTGGAAAATGTCATAGATGTAATTGGCGTTCATTTGCGCTCCTCCTCTCATGTTGTCAGTTGTTGTGTTTCACTTGCTCAGTTGCTTGGCCGCCTGGTTGACGCCAGTGGCCGCAAAGCCGCTCACGATGCCCACGGCCAGAGCCGTGACAGGATCCGCAGCCGGGAAATCCGGCACCGCCAGGGCCATGCAGGCAATGCCCAGCAGGCCGCCGGACACGCCGCAGGCGATGGGGATCCACTTGTTGTCCACCCCGGACGCCTTAACCACCTGGCCGATCAGATAGCAGATCACCGTGATGGCCGCCACGCTCGCAATTCCAAAGTCCATACGCTCACCTCCTTTCACAAATCACAGAAAATCGTGCTTTTGTAGCCGCTCGTCGTACACCCTGCCAATATTGGCAATGGCGTGGGTAGCCCGGCTGTTGGGATAATTCGGGTTCCTCTTGCAAAATTTTTCGTAGCCATCGATCTCGGCTAGGATCTCGATGAACTCCTCTCTGGTATGCGGGATATTCCGAATCAATTCGTTATTGAACTGCAAGATCCTGGCCCGGTGCATATCCGCCGCCCGCTCATCGTCGGTCTTGATGTGGTTGTCCAGCTTGATCCGGGTCCGCTCCAGCTCGGCCAGCACCTCTGCGTTGATGGCCCGCCCGATGGCCTTGGCGATGGCGGACCAGGGGTTGATTTTGACGGGGGCGACCTGGATGACCGTCAGCGCCAGGACCACCAGCCCGCCCCCGCCTGTCAATAGCTCCTGGATGCTCAATGTCCGCCTCCTCTGCCTAGCCCGCGGCGGGGGCCTGTGCCTCCCGGCGCAGCTGCTCTCGCTCCTCCTGGGTCAGCCGTCCGGCCTGAACCAGCGCGTCAATGCGGGCATCGTCCCACAGCCGGGGGTAGTATTTCCGGGCCAGCTCGTACACGCTCATAGCTCCACCCCCGTCATAGCAGCCAAAAAGTCCACGTCCGCCCGCAGCCGTTCCGCCTCTGTGGGTTCCGGCTCCGGCTGAGGCGGGAGGGAGGATTTCCACGCCTCCCAGGCCTCGGCGTTCGGTGCCACTGTCACTGCACTGCCCTCTGTGTCAGGATCCGGCTCCCCGGTGATGACCACAAAGCCGTTGTACTGTACCAGCATATCCGACTGCTCATCTGTCAGTGGGATCGCACTGTCAAAGGGCGTGGACTGCGGAGGACTGTATGCTCCCGAGTCATTTGGGATAGGGTCGATATACCACAACATTTCGCTTTCCTCCTTTATCCTATTGCTACCCAGTAATATACGGATCCACTGCTATTCAGCTGAGACCCAGAACGGTCTTTGTCGTAAGAAAAATACCAATAAAATGTCTTTCCATCTTTAGATTTTTTCCCGTATGAGTATCTAGCTTCATCGTTGATATATCCTAGCTCGTAGAAACCATTTCCTGATTGAAATGATTCAGTAAGGGTGTCTGCTACCATGACTGCGTTTCCTTCGGTACTACCACTATAAATAGGTTCATGGTAGTTTACTCCATACGAGTCCACATAGGCTTTTTGCACCATAAAAACGACTTTTGGGGCAAAGGAGAAAGTTAGTTTGTTCGGGCTACTCTCACCCCACGTCCCCGTCCCAGTGTACTTACCATAAGCGACTTGAATTGGTGGACTTGTAAAATTCTTATAAGGGATACCAATATACTCATATTCATATCCACTCACTATTCCACTCTTCGGGTGTGCGTTCGAGTCAGCAGAGAAAAGGTATTCCCACTCACCGATGGTTCCAGTGGTATTTATTCTTCTTCTCCACCAATGGAGGTTATACTTTCCTAGAAACGCAAACACATCGTTGGGGATAGCAGACTCTAGCAACCCATACATTTTAGCAACGGAGTCTTGAAGTAGGTTGGCTTTATTTAACGGTGTCCCTTCTTGAGTCGGTTCGTCTGCACGAACCATTTCATAGGTGTTCTCTTGTCCCAATACAGGGATCAATTTCACCCGTCCTGGATAAGTTGGAACTCTGTCTTGCATACTTAGACCTCCCCGCACTCTACTTCTCCGCTGTAAAACCAGGCAGAGGGCATATTTTTCAGTAACTTATCAATATCCGCTAAAATCTGCTCGATCTCATTGGCGCGAATATAGTCCAGAAGCTCCATGCTCTCCGGCGTGGCCGGCGTAGAGGGCAGGACCGCAATCACGCCTCTCAGTGCCTCCACATTGGAAATATACTGAGCCATTTGCTCCACAGTGGGGTAATAATACCCCTCTTTCCACTCATAGGGATCTACCTCCGGCCGGATCACCTCTGCCCCTGCCGCAAACGCCCCGGACCCAGCATTTTTAAAAAACTGAGCCTCCACTGTGTCATATAAGCCGATCGCGCCAGCCTGGTCCTTACACGGGACCAGATCACGCACCAAACGTGTTTGCTCATAGATCTTACAGGCATACAGGGTCATGCTCGTGTGCTCCTGAGCGGCGGAGGAGCGGTCATTGCAAAAGAGGTACAACGGATATGCCAACTCAAATACAGCCTCACCAAGGGTCAACACCTTGGCCCCATCCAGAGAAATCGCGTTGTGGTTGAAATCCACTGTATGTTCCCTGCCGTCGTTAAGCCCGGTAAAACTCCCGTTTTTTGTACCATAGTGGGCAAAGTTGACGCCCAGGGCAAATCCGTTTGCGGTCCACCCTACGTCTGATCCAAACACAGTCTTGCTGCCGGATTGACTTGTGGACATCCGCAGCTCCACCCGTGTATTGCTGGTTGGGTTGACCCCGGTGTTGATGTATTGGGTGCCGGAGCTTGTGATGGACTCCAACTCCGTATATCCCTCCGGTATCCTCGGAGCCTCTTGCTCCACAGCCTTGATCCTCTGATAACCTGTTGTGCTGTACCCGAGAACCGAAAACTGATTGGCAAGCTCCTCCATCGCCGCTGTGACACGGTTGAGATCCGCCGCCTGATAGATTCCCTTGTCGTTCCGGGTCTCCACATCCGCCTGGGTCCGATCTGTCACCAGAGAACTAAAATCAAAACTCATGCGCCCTCCTTGTCCCAATAGATCACGACGCAGCCGGATACTCCAGCCTGCCCTGCGGTGCCCTCTCCAGGATAGTTGTCGATCTCCCAGTGTGAGCCGACCGGATTCCCTTCGGAATCATAGCTTGGCTCTCTATGGCGGTTGCCCTTGATCCCGCCCAGGCCCTTCGCGCCACCATCTCCAGAGCCGGGGACAGGCTTTTGGACCCCGGTTCGCGCAAAACTATCGCCGCTTGCAATATCCGTATAGCCAAAAGGGAAACGGCTGCCATTTGCGCTGCTGTATTGCCCAAAAACAGCGTCGTCCCCGATCTGGACGCTGAACGACTGCTGCGGATTGATGGATACCGTCCCGGCCCAGACAAGCCCTCCGATGCCATCCACTCCATCCGCTCCGGCCTCATCCCAGGTGCCGTCCGTTCCGGCTGTCCCATCCTCACCTTTGCCCACAAGTATGAGCCGCAGCGCAGTGACGCCCGCCGGGGCCGTCCAGGACCCGCTTTTGGTGAGCACTGCCCGCTCCTGAAACAAGAAGGACCCGTCCGCCTGGAGCAGCCGGCTCTGACAGCCCTGGAGCGCCCCGTCCTGAATTTTGAAGGTCTGCATCATTCTCCGGGCGGTAGTGGCGCGGGACTCATCCAGCCAGATGGTGTCCACGTCTCCGATCTCTCCGGATGGATCGCCCCGCCCTGTGGTCTCGATCAGGTTTCCGCCGTAGCAGCTGAGGATCAGCCGCGCCGCGGTCAGGGCCTGGTCAGAGGTGTGGATGAATGGGTTCTCGATGTTGATGGTCTTTTCACTGCTGGTGCTGTTTCCACTGACCACATATTGAGATCCATCCGCAAGGGTAAAGATAAGGGATGCCACACTCTTGTTGGCTTTCATGGTTGGGTAGGTAGCGAGTGCGGTCAAAATCGTTTTGTTTCCCTGGTTCCATAGAGGCTCCGCTGTCAGGTATCCAGTTTCAGCATCCGCACGGGGAAAAGTGCCGGTCACCATACAGGCCCACCGCAGAATGTCCCCGCACTTCTTTCCGGTCACCGCCGACTTATCTTTTGCTTTTACTGGCTTTTTGGCATAGTCTGGATCGATGTGGTAGCGGCTTTTGAAATTATCCCCCAGTTGGGACACCACAGAGGAGATCCAGCCCTCCAGAGTAGTGGGTAGGGTTGTCGGCGGAAGGTAAGTGCGCTCTGCCACCAGCCCTACAATATCCACCAGAGACCAGTCAATAGACATATCATTGTTGGAGGTTTTCCAGCCGTCTCCGTACTGGTAGTACACTCCAACCTTTTTGTACTCCACTCCGCTGGAAGGCAGTTCGACACCGATCAGCGTTTCAATGCCCTGTCTGTCCTCGATGGAGGCAAATAGCCCATCTTTCTTCCGCGGCTCAAACCGCTTGTCAATGTTATTTAAAGATAGGCTCATTGTTCCATACGGCAGTGTAATGCAGGAAAAATCGGTCTGCTGTGTGGCGTTGAACTCCACCAACATTTTCTCTGTCCACTCCTCATACACGCCGGGTAATATCTCAGCCACCCGCATCCGGCGGCCCGGAAGGCTCCACTTGCTCACCGTTACTCGGATAGCGTCCGGGTTATTGACTGTGAAGCCGCTCAGGCTGACTGTCCGAGTCCTGTTCCCGGTGAACTCCTTTGAGTAGTAGGCCGTTCCACCCTGTTTGACCTCTATGGTGAAAGTATCCGGAACCCCATCCCAATCGTCACCCGGAAAGTAGACAGAACAGGCCTGGAGGATGGATAAATTAGAGAACCGCTCCTCCACCCACACAGCTGTGGGAAAACTCCCATCTGATCCGGAGAGCACATTCCCCACAAATCCAACCTGATCCGCCGCCCCCTCTGCTGGGATCAGGCTGAACTTTCCGTTGAGAACCCACCTGTGGGGCTCCAGGGTGGCGTATGGTGTTAGATCCATAACTCGGTCATACAGTTGGGCCGAATTTGAAAAGTCCGCAGAACCGCTGCTTTCCACACCGGAAAAGACCATGTCCGGGTCGCTGATGTCCACCACAGCCTTGAGGTGAGTCCGTCGGGAAGTGCCCACAATCGCAGCCCTGTACCCCTCTGTTGCGTTAATCATGGGGATCCACCTCTCTCAGAGAGACCGTAAACCCACCCCACACAGGGACGGTGGCCCCTTTATCATCCCGACTCCAATAAAACCTTGGCCGTGTGTACGCTGTCACGAAAAATGTGGAAGTCAGCATCTTATTTTCGTCCGGAATCAGGAAGTTGCAGACGATAGGTTCACGGCTTCCCTTTTTGCAGGCAGAGATCACGCGGTCCTTGTCGGTGTCATTGAAATATCCGTACTGGTAATCAATGACCCATACATCTCCCCGCAGCTCTTTGACCATGTTTCCAGCAATCATTAACAGGTTTCGGCTCAGCGGCTCCTCGTCCACCACATAGGACTCGCGGCGGGTCTCAGGAAGGACAACAGATGCGCCTCCGGAATCTAATATCAGTTGCGTCATACCATTGCCTCCTTACGCCAACTGGGGGTCCGCAATAGGCGTTCCCGCAGCGGAACCCGCCTTGATAAGATAGGGCAGCTGCCAGGTGGCAAACTTTGTGCCGTCCGGCAGAGTGAGGTTGACCGTTAACCCATCGGCAAACCCAGCGTCTGACCCCGCCGCCATACTGTTGATGATGCCGGCGGAGGACACTCCAAGCCCGGAGGAGGCGAAATCCACCGATGCTGCGCCGAAGTCCAGGCCGCGGGTGATGCCGTCCCGGACGCGCCCGAAGGAATCCTCCCAGCCATTGCCCAGCCCCAAGGCCATGTTTTTCCCGATGTCCGCAAACACCCTAGACGGGGAGTGGATACCGAGCAGGTCTTTTGCGCCATCAACGATCCCACCAAAGAAGTCTCCAATTTTCTCCGCGATCCAGGAACCCATGCTCTTGATTCCATCCCACAGGCCCATCACAATGTTTTTCCCGATCTCGAACACACCAGAAACCGCTGAACTAAAGCCACTCAAAATTGCGGCCACCACTTGGGGAAGGACGGAGACCAGATCCGGGATAGCGCTCAAAATGCCGTCAGCCAGTTTGATGAGAAGATCAAATCCAGATCGGATGATTTTCGGGTAGTTGTTCGATAGCGTTGTTGTGATGCTTTTGATGATCTCCGGCAGCCGCGCCACCATGTTGGGAATCCCGGCGATGATGCCGTCCACAAAGTTGAACAGCAGATCCATGCCCTTGTCCAGGATGACCGGCAAATTGACTGTGATAAACGTCTCGAAAGACTCAAAGATAAGTGGAAGCTGCTCCAGCAGCTGTGGGATTCCAGCGATGATTCCGTTTGCCAGTTCCGTCAGCATCTCCACGCCTTTGTCCAGCACGGCTGGAAGCTGCTCCGTAATAAAGCCAAGGAACCCATCTATGGCCGCCGGCAGCTGCGCCACCATCTGAGGTACGCCGGACTGGATCCCGCTGCCAAACATGGTCAAAAGCTGCTGACCAGCCGTCATGACTGCCGGGAGGTTGGAAGAGATCGCCGTCACTATCGACGTTACAATCTGCGGCGCCGCCGCCACTAGGTCAGGAAGAGCGGTAATAAGACCCGTGGTCAGGCCAACCAGCAGCTGCGCCCCAGCACTGACCATGGCCGGAACCACCGTGCTGATGAGTGCAGGAAGTTCCTGGGCAATGATGGGGGCCAGCTGGGCAATCACATTGCCCATGCCGCTAAGAATTTTTGCCACCCGAGGGACAATGTTCCCTGCAGCAGTAGACACACTGTCCACCAGGTTGTCGATGAGTGTCCCGAGGTCTGCGGTGTCATCACCTACACCGGTCAGCAGGTTTTTCCACGCTGCCTTTGCTGATGCCAAACTGCCAGAAATGGTGCTGGCCGCCTCCTTGGCCGTGGTACCGGTAATGCCCATCTCTGTCTGCACGGTATGGATTGCGTCAATGATGATAGAAAGATCACCATTTACACCCTTATTTGCATATAAGGCCGCTTCAGCACCAAAAAGACCCTTAATTTTGGCTGCGTCCTCAATGAGCCTCGCCATTTCTTCTTTTGTCCCGCCATAGCCGAGTTTAAGGTTGTCCAACATGGTATAGTTTTGCTTTGCGAAGCCCTGATAGGCGTTCTGGATCATCTCCATACTGGTGCCCATCTTGTTGGCGTTGTCGGCCATGTCGGTGATGGCCTGATCTGCAATTTGAGCCGCCTTTTCTGTGTCACCGCCCAGGCTCTGGAGAAGAGACGCAGAGAAGCTGGTCACGGTATTCATGTACTCGTTGGCGCTCATTCCAGCGGTCTTATAGGCGTTTGCGGCGTACTGCTGAACTTTGTCCGACGCCGTTTTAAAGAGCGTGTCCACGCCGCCCACCAGCTGCTCATACTCCGCATATTGGTTAATGGACGCTTTGGTCAGCGCCGCTACACCGGTGGCCGCAGCCGTAAGAGCCGCAGCGCCAACTTTTGCCGCTGTGGCAAGTCCATTTTTCAGCTTGGTCGCAAAGCTGGACGCCTTGCCGGAGGCATCGTCCAGGCCCTTCTCGTAGCCGCTTGTGTCCAGTGTAATTTTTGCAAACAGGTCAAGCAGATTCACCCGGTTCACCTCCGATCTGGCCCAGTTTGGCCTTCATCTGCGTTATGATCTCTTCCCCCGTCCTGGTCTCCTCCTTGGGTGGGTCAATGATTTCGATGTACCTGGCCTTGATGTAGCCGCCCCCGGCGTACTTGGCGGTGTTCTCCGCCACCGCTTTCAGCGCATCGGTCACATACACCCGGTATGCCGTGTCCTTCTGCTCATACAGCCATCGGGAGACGGCATACCGGGCAAACGCCTTTACGCTGAGGGGGCCTCGGTATTCTCCGGCGCAGAGCCAGAGGAGGTCTCGCCCTGCGCGGAGATAAAAAGCTCGGCGAACGCCTCATCCGTCAGCAAGTCGGCGGCATCCTTGAACAGTTTGACCAGGTTAAGAACTCCCTGGTACTGCTCCGGGGACACGCCCTCAATGGCGGCCAGGATGTCAATGATGTCGCCCTTGTGCTTTTTCAGCAGCACGGGCAGCGATTTCCGCGCACGGGCCAGAAGGAACTTCTTCGGCTCCATGCCCTCCGGCAGCTTCTCCCGCCGGAACATGGACATCGCCGCGTCATCCTCCGCAATATTGCAGATGGGATCAATGACTTCGGCAATGACTTCCAGGGTGCGGTCGCCCTTGATGTCAGACAGTCTCATGGGCTACCTCCTTAGCCTGCACCAGGCAGCGGAGTTGTGAAACTGTAAAACTCCATAGGCATGGTGCCTTGAGCATCAATGGACACATGGCCAGTCAACTCCACAGAGACTTGGCCCTTTCCATTCTTGCTGGTCTGGAGGGTAAAGCCCCCAGTGGAGAGGGCGTTCTTCAGACAGACTGCCACTGCGCCGCCGTCTGCCCGGTCTCCTGCCCACCAGATATCCGCAAAATCCTCCTGCTTCAAGTCACGGTTGGGGGTTACCTTACTGGTCTGTACCGTGGCAGCACCCAGGGCCAGTTTGATGTTCTCAGGGGATGTGCCCAAGGCCGTAAAAGACATTTTGCAGTCCCAGCCGTCCAGGTGCTTCAACTCCTTGGTGTTGGTGGGGCAGTTGTCCACGTCCTCGCCCAGGTCGGAATAGGTAGGCACACAGCTGATGTTGATGCCGCCGGTGGTGGCGCAGATAATGTCCTCATCCGCCGGGGCGGCCACCTTGGCCGGATCAAACTTTTTCAGCAGAACACCGGCGTCAAGCTGGAGGCCGTCAAAAGTGTCCTGGGGGATCACAGTAAAAAGTCCCATATTCTCGCTCCTTTCAGTTCAAAGTCAGGTATTCGGCGGTCAGGTTGATGTACCGCCGCTTGATGTTGTTGTCGTCCTCATATTTCAGGCTCTGGCAGAAGGGAGTCCCCCGTTTCAGCCAGATGTACCCGTTGTCGCAAGGGATGGTTACGCCGCCGTAGCCGATACGCTGGGAGAACTCCTGGGCTTTCTCGTCCGGAACCGCCTCGCTGGTGGTGTGGAACCACAGGTTGACGGTCATGCTCACCTCACCGCCGCCCCAGGCGTCCTCAATGTACTCATAAGTGCCGTAGGGAAGCACCACATCGTCCGGCACAGAGGAGGCCCGGTAAAACGGCATGAACTCGTTGAGCCAGGCGTACAGGGCTTTGTTTTTGGTCATTTTAAGCACCGCCTTGCAAAAACGAGCAGTTAATCGCCTTGTAAAGATCTTCTGTGAGTTTCTTTTTCATTTCTTCAAGGTCAATGGTAACGGTTGTGTTTTCAGCTATCTTGATGTCGCGGTAATCGTGTTTAACCAACATGTCCGCCATAATAGGTTGCGTCAAATCTGCTGCCGCCGGATTTGTAAGCGGTTCAAGGTACATGCACGCCGCACGTCGTTTGCTTTGACAATCATCATAATTGGGGCAGCGCTGACACTCTGGTGCATCCATGCTAAATATGTAAGTTTTTCTTTTCATGTGGGCAGCTCCTTCCGTTCCGCCGTGAAGAATTTCAGGGCGAAGCTGGCGGACTTGGGGGCCACTTTTTCCTCCGGGTCAGAGGTCACCCGGTAGGTCTGGCCGGTTGTCTTGTCCCGAAAATAGTCGTTGTAGTCGATGGGGAAGTCGGACCGCACCAGCGCGGAATACACGCTGGTCACGCCCTCCTTCTCTGCCCTCCGGGCCTCCATGGAGGTGTCCAGGGCCTGATAATTGACAAACTCCGCGCCCTCGGCCCACTCGACAAAGTAGCCTCCGGCTCCGTCCGGTCTCCGGGTCTTTTCCAGCACCACGCAGGTCCGGGCAAAATCATCCAACAGGCTCACAATCTCACCTCCAGCACGGTTTCCGGGGCGTGGGCGGCGTCCCCTTGGGGTTCGGGGCCACCATGGAGGTGTCCCGCAGCTTGCGATAGGGGGCCAGCTGGGCGGCAAAGGCGTCCTGCCAGCCAACAGCCGTGCCCTTGGCGTTGGTGGCCCGGGTGTAGCTGTACCCGCCGAAGCTCTCGCTGGTGTACGCCCCTGGCTGGTTCTTTGCGGCCCACGCCTTGATCTCCTCCGCCAGGGTAACCACAGACTTGGGGACCGCCAACGCCCAAACAGCGCCGGTAAAGGTCTCGTCCGCCAGGTCCGTAGCCGGGTACTGGTGCAACCCATCGTTGAACACGCTGCCCACAATGCGGAAATACTGGCCCTCTGCCAGATCCGGCAGCGCCAGCTTCCCACCGGTCACCGTAAAGGTCCCGGCGTACATCTCCCGGGCGAACCAGTTATTCAGATGCGTCAGTACGGCTTCGAGCACGGCTTTTCACCACCTTTGCAGGTTCGGCCTGTACGGCTGCGCTGCTGACGCCCGGCCCCTCACTGGCCCGGTGGTCCGGGCCAGCAGGAGCAGCGGGCGCAGGCTCACTCAACAGCGCCTTTAAGGGCCCACCTCAGTGATGGTGGTCTTGACCACGCCGTCCAGGCGCTCGGCAAACAGGGTCATGCCGTTCACCACAGTGTCGCTTGCGGTCATGTTGGTGTAATCGGGCTCCTCGTGGATGCCGATGTAACCGGTCTCGTCACTGGTGAAGGAGAACGCCTCGTTCAGGTCAGCGCCGTTGACGGGCACATAGTAGAGGACCAGGTTGTCCTGGGCGGTGGAGTAAATGGTGCCCTTGGGCACGCTGGAGTTCATGAACACCTTGCCCATGCCCAGGAAGTCCTCGATGTAGGTCATACCAAAGGCGGTCTGGGTGGTGATGGTGGCGGTAGCCAGGTAGTCGGCAATGTCCAGGGGGTTGATGAAGTGGACGGCCTGGATGTCGTCGTCCTCAAACAGGGTCTGGAGCTTGCCCCAGGTCTGGGCCAGAGCCGCCTGGAGGCCCGCTCCGGTGGCGGTGCCAGTGCCGGTGCCCAGGAAGGTGAAAAAGTCCTTGCGGATGGCCTTCTGCACGTCCTTGAGCATCCGGGCGGTGGTCATGCCCACGGCCTGGTCATAGCCGCGCTCAATGATCGCCTCGGCAGAGGTGGCCTTGCGCCACTTTTTGAGGGTGATCTCGCCGTAGTTCACTGCCTCAGTGGTGTACTTGCTCAGGGGGATGGTCTCGCCCTCGGCAACCTTGCCCTCCTCCAGAGTACCGGTGGCCTTATAAGTCTTCAGCACGGTGCCCGCCTGCTTGGCAACCTTCCGGGTCACGCCCAGGGCCTCGGTCAGCTTGCGCAGGCTCTCGGTAAACATCAGGGTGAAGTCGATCTCCCGCACGCGGGCGAGGTCGGCTTTCTTGATCAGCTTGGGGTCAACTGCCATGATTCACTCATCCTTTCTCAAACAGTTCCATGTTGTCTCGGATGGCGGCTCTTCTTGCCGCAGGATCCTGGATCTTCACGATCTCCTCCCGTGTCAGCTTGCCGCCGCCAGTCTTGGGGGGCGTCTGGGTTTTCAGCCCCTCCGTGGTTGTGGTGGAGACCAGCTTTGCAAAGGCCCCGGTCACCAGGGCGTCCAGCGCGGCGGAGTCCTTGAGCTTGCCGCCGTCCAGCTCCACCTTGTCGATGGCCTCTCCGCTGCCCATCATGGCAATGGTGAGGTTGTCGCCGGTGATGCCCTTGCTCTCGTAGTAGGCCTTGACAGCCGCTTCCTTGGCCGCGCGGGTCTCCTTCTTGGCGATGTCGGACTTATAGGCTTCAAAGTCCGAGTGTTCCTTCTCGTACTTTTCTTTGTAGCCGTCGTCGCCCTTCTCTTTCAGGTCATCCAATTCCTGCTGGACGGTGGGCAACTTGTCAGCGTCAGCCTTGTAAGCCTTCACCTGTTCCTTCAAGCCGTCCACAGTGTCGGTGTGTGCTTCAATGATGGTGTCCACCTGCTCGTCGGTGAGGCCCATCCCCTTCAAAAGTTTTCTGGTCAGTGCCATGTTCAGTCTCCTTTTCTTCGGCCCCGGTCCTTTGGGGGCGACTGTGATATAAAAACCGCTGTGCTTCGCGGTGTTTACCAAAAGAAAAAGAGCCAACCACCGAGAAATCCTCGGTGGTTGGCTCCTATTGCCCTTTCCTGCGCCCAATTACGCAGGAGTCGTATATTTGATTGTTTTTTTTACTTCCAGAACAACGTACCCTTCACCTTTTCGACGGATCTCAGCGTCGCTGCCTCGCTTGATGATGGCCTCAATGGCCTGAATGGTCTTATCGTCCATGTAATTCATCCTCAATGATTTTTCTGTACTGGTCGGCGTGGTCAGCAACCGCTGGTTTCAGGTAGGGCTTCGCCGGGTTGCCCTTTGTCCAGTGCCAGTTGCCATTGGCATCCTGGTACTTCCACGGGGTGGGCCGTCCGCCGGGGTAATACTCGCCGGTGCCCAGCTCAACATAAGCAGCATACTCGCTGTTGGTTCCGATATATACCGCCGGTTCTTCCGGGTCCACCTTGTGGGTGATGCTGTTGCGGAGGTTACCAGTGTCCACCGGAGCCAGCCGCTTGGCGTAGCCCTCCGCCACCAGACCACACTTCTCAAGCGCCCGCTCTGCGGCCTCCTGAAGGGCAGCAAGAACCTCATCGGAGCGGTCGTGCAGTTCAATGTTCATTGCGCAATACCTTAACAGAGCGCTTCCACTCTTCGTATTTTTGATGTTCTGGCTTCATTTCAATCAGAACTTGTAAAAAAATATCCCATTGCTTCAAATGTTCATTATTTGTTTCCTTATTTTCTAAAAACGCTAAAGTCTGCTTCATGGGGAACAATTCTGCTCTGGTATCAAATGATTTTGCAAAGTCACGGCTGCACCCTCGTTTTTCACACTCGGAGTATACTGCTCCCATTCGGTTTTCCTCTTGCGCTCTGACTTTTTCTTTCCAATCGCTTAGACTACTCATCATTCATCACCATTTTTATAATCATCTTGCCAGAATCGGCATCCTCTTCAATGCCTTTAATCAAAAAACTTGCATTTCGCCTTATAAGGAACTCATATTCAGCGTCTTGATATTGCCCCGCAAGCTGATTTACATACGCACCTCGCCCCGTTCCGGCCGGAACTTCAATTTCAAAAATAACAGGCTTTACTGTAGCAACAGGATTTCCATGTAAAACTGTCGTACTCATATATCCGCTATCACGATATGTTTTCCCGATAAGTCCGGAAATATCATCGCCATACTGCTCAATCAAACTATCTAAGGCGCCTTCCATAACGCCACGTTGTACTTGGATATTATCTTTCAGTTTGTATCTACTGATTGCAGAATCAATATTTTTTGCTAAAAACTCTTCTTTTTCGGCATCTACACTTTTCCAATCTCCTACTTTTCTAAGATAATTATTCAGGTCATAATAGCCACCACCTGTGTAGTCGCTAATACTATCCTTTTCATCACTGGATAGACTTTTCATCCATTTGCCATGTTCGCTGTTCTTTCTAGCCGTCAAGCCCCGCTTTTCATCGTCATAATAGAAGAACTCGTTTGCTGCTTCGCCGCTATCAAACTGCCTGTATTGCAACGGTTTCGGACTTTCTTTTATTATATCAGATTTTGTGATGCTTTCAACTGGATTCGTGCGTTTTTTCCACCCAGCCCACTCCGCATAGGACATATTCCCGATAACCTTGTTTTCGCTGGTCTCTTGGTCTCTTGCCCTGCGCTGAGCATCCGAGGTATCCACCCCATCCACCGCAGCAATCAGCGTACACCGGCAGTTATACGTCAGGTAGCCCGCCGCCGTCGGGTCTCCGGGGAATCGTATCTCCTCCCCATCTACCTTGAACGGCTTATCCACATCGGCCTGCTGACCGTCCAGCATAGCGTGTGCGTGGCGGGTGCGGTTGTCCAAAGTGGCAAGCCACTCTTTTTTCATGCGGATGCCCATTTTCTCAGCGGCGTGGTAGCTGTCCATCCGCCCAGCGTTCTGCGCCCCGGTCACAGCCGTTCTGGCTGTCCGTATGGCACTGGAACGGTTCATCTCCGGAATGCGGGTTTGCAGGTCATCCGCCACCCCCTTTATGCTCCGCCCTTGGAGAATGGAACTGGTGACGCTGGCCGTGATCTGTTTTTTCCCCCATGCCAGGTCAATGCCCCGCCGCAGCGCCCGCTTGGGCGGGTAGTAGGGCATCAGGCTCGGCTGCTCCACGATCAACCGCTTTACCGTCTGCTCGTCCCACAGGTCAAAGCCCACGTCCCCGGCCACCTGCTCGATGGTGTATGCCGCATAGTTCCGGTTCAATGAGTAGATTCCCGGTGTAGCATCGTTGACATAGGCGGTAGCTGTCTCGTTGGCCTTGGTCATACGCTCCGCCACCTTGTCCCGCAGCGCCTTAAACCGCTCCCCCCGCCCGATTTGGGCCAATCTCCAGTTAATATAGTCCTGCTCCGTCCACTCCCGCCCGTTCTGGATGGTTCCGATGAGTTTCTTCATCTCCTCATCCCGCTTGCGGAAACTCTCGAAGTAGGCCCTCACAGTCTCGTCCAGACTGTCGCGGGCTTCCTGGTAGATGGCGGATATGCGGCGCTCCAGCTCAGCCAGCTCCTTATCGGTCAGCCGGTGGGCATAATCAGGTTTCCTCGCCATCCTCCGTCACCTCCGGCCCCCGAAAGAGCGTGCGGTTGATCTCCTCCGCCGCTCGGCGTTTCAGTAGCTCCTCCGCTTCCTCTGGGGTCATCCAGGGAAGGTGCTTAATGACTGCCTCATCGTCCAGGTAGTTGGCAGCAGCCAGCACCATCTGCGTTTCCTCCAGCTGGTTGGCGATCCTGTTCCACTGGAAAGACGGCTCGTCCTCGATGCCAACCAGTTCCAGAAGCTTTCCGATAAAGTCCCGGATATGATACTCAAAGTCTCCGCATTTGTCGTCTTGGTTCTGATAGCCGATCCGAATTGCTGTGGCTGTCAGGTTGCCTGAAAGCACTTTTTCCATGTCCACCAGCTGGAAGTCCTCATAGAGGTCATTTCGCAAGCGGGCCAGCAACGCTTCCCGGGCCTCATAGGGGATGTTCAGTGTGTGGGCCTCCACACCGCCGCCGTCGTCCGAATCCACCGCAGACGCCCGCAGCGTCCGCAGCCGGTCCATGAACTGGGCAATCTCCGTGTCATCCATGCCTCCGGCATTTTTGAGCGTCCAGTAGACCGAGGAATTGTCCTCGATGACGTTGGCAAGGCCGGATTTGATAAAATCGTAGCAGTCGATGTTCTCCCGGATGCCCACAAACTCAGACTGGTGCAGGTCGTTTGCGTACATGGGGATGATGGGGAGGGAGTCGTAGTTCCCGGCGCCCTCGATGGTCTCGTTCCCAAGCCCGTCCCGGCGCACATCCCGAAGATAGGGCCGCTTCTCCTGAAGGACCTGCAGATCCTCGCCCTTGCGCTGGATGTACTCTGTCACGCCATCCGGCTCGTAGAGGGTATATCGCTTGGTCTGTCCTTCTGCTGTACCCCAGTACCGCACACCGGCAGCCAGAGTGCCGCTGTCGCCGTCGTAGAGCGGTGCAAAGCCCGCCTCGTTGCAGGTGTCCGCAAAGCCAAACACCTCCAGATGGTCCCGGTTCCAAAATCCGTATGCCGCGCCGTCCACCATGGACTTTTTGGCCAGTTTTTGGATCTGGTTGTCAAAGGTGGTCCCCAGCTTCTTCTTCGTCTCCGGGCGCTCAAAGGTCACGCCGTTGGATAAAACGTACTGGGTCTGCTGGATGACGAACCGCCGGAAGAAGAGGGTTTTCAGCTTGAAATTGCTGCTGAACAGATCGGGATACGCCTGCCCCGCTGCCGTGTAGAGCATCTTATGAAAGCACTCGATGGTGGTGTTCCGCTTGGCGTAGTATTCCTCCGCAGCGGCGGCGATCCGGTAATCTTCGCTGCCCAAGTGATCCCGGACGGCGGACCGCACAAATTCCATCCGCTCCTGCTCATTGTCGCCCAGGGCGGTCAGGTCCTGATAGGTTTTCAATCTCTCACCCCCGCTGATACAATGGCACATACACCGGGTTCTTGGCCTTGTGCCTTAAAATCGTCTGACAAAAATATCGGATATCATCCATCGCGTGGTCGTTCTCTTTGATGGGCCTGTCCTCTGCAGATTTCTCGTCCCATCGGTAAAGGACAAATTCCCGGATCGCGTCCTTGCAGGAGCGGTGGATCTTCACCGTCCCATCCCGCAGCATCCGTGCCGTGGTCAGGATGCCAGGGACCACCTCGTTGTGGGCCTTGCGCACCTTGAACCGCCCGTGCCGCCGGATGGCCTCGATGAACGATGCCGCCGACGGGTCCACCACCACCGCCCGGACGGGCAAATCACCGGCCAGCTTTTCCAGATCGGTGTAATATTCTTCATCGGTCTTGCTCCTCTGGCTCTCCCGCCCGGAATAGTAATACTCCCGGATGCGGGTGGCGGTATTCCCGTCCCAGCACCACAGGCCCGCAGAGAATGGGTTCAGCGTGCCATAGTCTACGGAGATATAATATCGGCCATTCTCCGGCTCCACGTCCACGATCTGCTCCTCGCCGAAGAAGTCATAGACAAGGCCCTCGGCCAGTACCCATAGGCCACGGATGTACCGGTCGTAGAATACGCCAGTGAACATAGTCTGATAGCGCTCGATGGTCTTGGCGCTCAGGCCGGGGTTGTCCGTCATCTCGAAGTGCAGGTACAGGGCGTTTCGCTCCTTGTGCCGCTTGATCCACTCCAAATAAAACCAATGCTGCGGACTCTCTGGGTTGCAGGAGAACCACAGTTTGGCTCCATCCACAGAGCAGCGGGTCAACGCCTGCTCCACGAAGCTGCGGGGCATCAGCGCCACCTCGTCCAGCAGCACGCCGGCCAGTGTGCGGCCCTGGATCAGTGTGAAACTGCTCTCATCCTTGCCGCCGAACACCTCGAAGTAGTTGGTCACAGCCCCCCGCCGCACCTCCAGCACTTTGTCTGCCCGCCGCCAGCGCATGGTGTAGCGCTCCTTGGAGAGGAACATGGAGATGAACGGCACCACTATGTTCTTGGAAGCGCTGTCCACAGTCTTGCCGCAGATGCCAAACCGTTGCCCGCTGAACCCTCTCATTGCCCAGTCCACAAACGCCCACATCATAATGGAGGTCTTACCGGAACGCACAGCGCCATCACAGATGAGGGCGTCGTACTTGGAGTAGGGGAAGGCGAGAATTTTTCTTTGTTTTGGGCTAATCATCGCTCTCCAACTCCTCCGCCAATTCACGCAGGCTCTGACTGAGCCCGTCCTCTTTTGTAGTCTCTCCCGGCCCACCACTGATGGCCGTCCACTTGTCGATCAGGGTGCCGATTGCCGTGGTGATCTGGGCCGGTGTTGCCTCCGCTAACTTCTCCGGCGAGTTCAGGGCTTTCAGACCTTTACCAATAATCTCGCAAACCACACCTCGTTGCTTTTCCATGTACGCCATAATGTCGGCGGTGTTCTCGTCCTTTTTTTGCTGGATTTTATCGGTGATTTCTGGAACTCCCAAAACAATCCGCTTTACTGTGTGATTCGCAACGCCGTTCCTTTTTGCTGTGGCGTTATAACTGCCCAATTCCAGATAATCAGCCACTATTTTCTTTCGCTGCTTATCCGTCAGCCGTGCAGCCATGTCACCACCCCATCATTTTAGCCCCCGATCCCACCCTCCCATCTTTTCAGCGAGACGGGCTCACCCATGATTCATTTGGCACCGCATGGAGGGCGCGACCCTCCGGCCCGTATCTTGGGCTGGTTCTTACCTGCGGTATATATGCCGCCCCTTTGTGCGGGTCGGGGCGGCTATTGGTTAGGAGGGCCCGTTTTTTGCCACGGAGCCGGGCAGAAGAAAGAAGGGAGTGGGTATCTCTACCCACCCCCATTTTCTCAGATATTTTGAGGCCTGTCCCCTATATCTAGGGTTTTCAAAAATTTTTTTGATTTTTCCCAGGGAGAAATCGAGTGAATACTTCCTCCGTCTCGAACTGTGTACTGCACTTTGTGCATCTCCTTCGCCGGATGATTTTTCCATTTGCAGTTTCCCTTGTATCATATACGAAGCTATCTTCTCCGCAAATCGGGCACATCCGGGCCGCTTGTTCTGTGTCCAACATCTTTTCTCCCTCCATCCTTCTTGCTACGGTTCTTCTTACCCTGTCTGGAACAGCAGTTATCCCCATCCCGCTCCCTCGGCCTCCCCCGGATCAGCAGATAGTGGCAGGCCTTCTCAGTCCCCTCCCCGCAGGCCCCCAGGGATTTGTAATAGATGCATCCCATGCACTGGTTACCCATACCGCTCACTCCTGTCTACGTAGTACGGGCCAACCACCTGCTTCAGCCTCTCCTCGAATTTCGCAATGGTGTACTCCATATCACGGGTGTCTGCATCCATCATGTCCGCCGTCTCGTTCACCGCGGCGTTCAGGGCGTCCACAAATTTTTTGCACCGCTCCGGCCCGAACCCAAAGGCGTCGTTTAGGGCGATGGCTGCGAAATCCACCATCTCCTGCCGGGTCACATGGCGCGTCACCTCCAGTTCGATCTGGTGCTTCCGGTGCAGCTTGTCCAGCATCCCGCTCATGTCACGCCCTCCATAGTCCGCCTGTCCCACCGTTCCAGCTTCTCAGCCTGGATCCGCGCCACCTGGCCCCGGTCCACAAAGCTGATGGCCTCCAGGGCCTCCACGCAGTTGAGCACGTCGGCCACCTCCTCGTTGATAAGAGTCCGCGCCTCACTCTGTGTCAGTGGTGTAGTTCCCACAAGCGCCCTGCGCATCTTGAGCACCGCCTGGGCCAGCTCAGAGCACTCCTCCGCGCACTGGCATAGGATCTCCTCCGGTCCAAGCTGCTCCGCAATCCTGCGGAGCGTATGATTCTTTCCCACGCTCCCACTCCTCTCTCAGCGCCTCCGCGCTGTCAAAATATTGTGTACTGTACATCCCAGGCCGCCACCGCTCCAGCCGGATCAGGTAGGGCACGGACCAGGCCCGGGAGGCGGGGCAGGTGCTCACCCGCACCCGCAGCGCCCCCAGCGTCCGCTCGATCTCCATCTCACCGCAGCGGCGGTGGGCCCGGGCGATGGTCTCCAGATCCTTGTCCGTCAGAAGATTATCCATCGGCGTCCATTTGCGCCCCGCAGCCATGGCACCGCGGGTGCGTATCGGGGACGTCGTCCCCGCGCACCTCCTCACCGCACTCAGAGCACTCCCACAAATCATACACAGGCGCGCTCATACTCCAGGCCAATCCACTTCCCATGCCGCACCGGGGCCACATATCCGCCCAGCCGGTTTAAGGCTCTCTCACAGGTAGGACACAAATCTTGCGGTGTGGCCGTCCCAAACCACTCCCCACACGCTTTACACTCAGCCATCCTGATCCTCCTCTCAAGCTCGGCGGTTCCATGCCTTCGTAATGCTCTCTTTCGCCCATGACTTTTTCAACGCCCAAAACTTCATGTTGGCTCCACATTTACATTTGATTTCTGCGCGCCATCCATCGTCTCCAGATGGGATACCATTGGCTCTCGTGTATACAATACCGATGTTCTGACTACCGCAGAATGGACACGGTTTAAGTCCATCTACTGTAGATCGCTCCCCGTACGAACAGAAGTCATCCGGCTCACACTCATCCACAAAATGTCGATAACACCCATGTGTGCCATCGTCTCTATCGATGATAAACTTGCAATCCCGGCAGAGGACCACCGGAACGGTTTCAGCGGTTTTAGCAGAATCTACCAAACAAGAAACCTCATTGAACAACTCGGCGGAATCTGCGTAAAAAGCAATCAGTTCCGATTTTAGTGCATCAGCATCAATCAGCCGCATATCTGTCACCCTCCTTCGCTGGCTGCTGGAGCCACCACGCAATGTCGCTCCCATGCGGGCATTCCCCATCAGCGAAATCGCACTCACGGAGCCGCATTTTTGCCCGTTTTCCATGGTGTGTTCTTGGGCCGGGCACCCCTTGCAAAACGTCTCCTGAAACAGATCACCCCACGGGGTTTCTCTGTTATAGGCAAGCTCTTCGATGAAGCCGGCCAGTTCCTTGTCACTCATGGCCCGGATGCGGTCGGCGTTAGTCTCGCGATCTTCTTCCGCCTCAAAGCATTCCTTGCTGAATGTACACGGCCTACCTTTCTTTCGGCAACGATCCATGACGCGGTGTTTGCAAAATTTCATTCCTCTGCCTCCTTCAGTGCGGCTTCCGCTTCCTCGCGGGTCAGAAAGACGGTTTTCCCAAATTGTTGGAATTTCCACCTTCGGAATGTTTTAGATCCGTATTTCCCGACATAAACAGTAGACACACTGTTCCTGTTATCGCTTTGGTACCCCACCGAAAACCCAGCAACCTCATTTTCAAACACTCGACCCAGATGGTGATTTAGGACATACACGGTGTCTCCAATCATGCATGGCAGAACCACGCACCGCCCCTTACGGTCGGCCTCCGCCAGCTCCCGGAGGCGGTCCAGATTGTAGTCGCCGCCCAGGATGTCTTCGATCATCTCCAGCCTGCCCCGCATTTCTGCGGCCTGCACGGCGGCGGCATGGAGCAGACCGACAACTCCCTCAACCGTGTCCACTCCGTCAAACATGGCATCATACATTTCGTCTCCGAGGGATTCCGCGTCCTCCGCCTCAATAGTGAGATTGTGGGTGTTGGCAATCCTGCGGATCAGCTCCACCAGTGTTGTATCTGCATAATCAGGTTCCGGGCCGCCGCCACGGACCATGACCTCATTGTCCTCTGCGTAAAACAGGTTGAGCACCGCAAAGATATGGTTTGTATCGTTTGTCGTCAGTCTTTTCATACTTGTCCCTCCTCCGGCGGCTCCGGCAGAGGCATCCAGTGGGAAACAGCAACATCGCTCCTGTCGCCAATGCCAATATGAACACTCCATTCCGATCTCTTTGGAGCACACCAACCCATATAAACATCCCACCGCTCATGCCAAAAAGCTACAACAAGGACATTGCCACGATCCTTGGGCAGCCTGTCCTTGACGCTGATCCACGCCCCCCGGTCGGAGGGGTGGGACGTGCCACGTCTCAGCACCTCCGACGCAATCCGGCAGGCCTCGTTGGAGGCCTCAATCACCGCGTCCCCCCCACGGAATCCGCCATAATACTCGATTTCCGCCAGCGCCTTCCGGCGCGTTTCCGGGTCCAGGATGCGGGCCGCTTCTTCATTCGTCATGGTTGTCCTCCCGTTTGAACCTAGTTTTAAAATCCCCCGGCTCGAACAGTTCGCACCGCTGGTCCTCTGGCCTGCGTATCTCCGGCGCACGGTGCCCACAGTCGATCACACAGGGCATGGTGTGATAGTCCTGGGACCGCTGCACTGTGCAGCAGTATCCGGCCCCCTGCGGCCGCGTCTCGTCCAGCCATCTACACCCACGGCAGTTCATGTTGTTTTGCCCCTTCCATCCTCATCTGCTCCACCCCGGTCTCCCGGATCTCCACCACCCGCGTGTCTCCGTACCTCTCCAGGCACATGGCCAGGTGCTCCTTCACGCCGATGGCCTGACCAGGCGGGGCGTCTACCTGGATCACGATGGTCAGCATTGCTCCGCCTCAACCAGTTCTCCGTCCACCAACTTGTACCAGGTATCCGCCTTTACTGTCTCACCATCCACCACAACGGTCTTCCAATGGGTGAGATCATAACTGTTCTCTTTTTCCTCCGCAATAACCAGGATCGCGCCCAATCCGCCACGGATCTTTACATCGTTGCTCCGGACTAATCCAGCCCCGTTGGCTCCAACGGTTACGCTTCCTCTCGATGTGGCCGCTCCATAGTCCCCGGCGGTGGCTGCTCCACAGTCCCCGGCGGTGGCCCGTTCGGGATCAGTGTGCTCTGTGGTTGTATGCGACTTCACATAATCAATGTGCGCCTTGACCAGACCGGGAATCCCAATTTCGGCCTTCAGAATCAGCTCAGAGGATGCGATCTTGCTGTCCTTGTTGTCCTCGTCTACGATTCCGCCAGCCTCACAAATAAAATATTGGCTTTTATTCGGAGCAAAATATTGGAATACATCCAGTGGCACTTTGCAGGAGTGGTATCCGCTCCCGCCGCAGCGGATAGCACCATCATCCTCATATTTCTTCCCTAGTTCATATTGAAAACCACCATGGCACTTCATGTCTTGGTCGGTTCCTTTGTAGGTAATCATTTTCTTGCCCATATTATCCTCCTATTAGTCGATTTAGGTCCCTCGCCCTTCGTTTATACTCCCGCAGCGTACTTTCCGACTGGATCCCAGTTCGCCGCATGATCTCTCTATCGGTCATCCCGGCCCGCATACAGGCCGCCACCTTCCGGACGTCAAACTTCGGCTTCTGGCCCCGACCGGCGGAATAGTCCTTCCCGTCACTCACATACAGAGGGCAGGCGGTCACATGGTATGAGGCCCCGCAGCCCCGCTTCCAGGTCGGCTCTGCCGTCCACCCGGGCACGGGCTGGAATTTGATGCGCTTGGTCTCTGGATCCCGCTCAGACCACGGGCAGTCCCCATAGCACCTGGCGCAGCTCAGACACAGTGTGTCAGCCATGGTCAGCCTCCCACACGCCGGCCTCCCGGAGCAGTACATTCCATTCCCTGGGGCTCATCCCTCTGGCCGCAGTTTCCCGTAGCCCAAACAGCCCCAGCGCCTCCAGCTCCCGGTGCCACTCCTCCTGCCATGCTCTCAACCTGGCCATGCTCTCCGCCTCCAGCGGACCGGGCGGGGCGTACCGCAGCTTCTCCCCCTGGGCCAACGGCGGCAGGCGGGCCAGGATCTCCGACAGGTCCGGCCAAAAGCGGCAGCTCTGGGCGTGTTCCCGGGCCGCCTGGAACAGCTGATCCCGACTGTACCCCTCCGCCGCGGCGATCCATTCCTGAGCCCTGGTCCGCGTCAGTTTTGGGACCTTATCCGACGGACAGTTTGGGTGCAGCACACGGAGATAGCTGAACAACGCCTGAATATCTTCGATCTGCACAACAAAAACTCCTTTTGTTTCTCTTTTTTGCGCGCCTGTTAACGCTCCCTGTTCTTCTCTTAGAGTTTTTCCGTGGAACGTGCGCGCCGATAGAAGTAGAGAGTATAGTTTTTTGAGTTTTATCTTTAGAACTACCTCTCCTATCCCTATACCTCTCCTATCCTATCCTATGTGTCATTCGCAGGCCGCAAATGGGCATTTGCATGACGCAGATGGGCGTTACCCACCGTTTTTGGGTATGAAAACCAAACCGACGCTCTCGTCGGCTCCCAAAAGCCAGTACTCGGCTATGACAGACCTTACCCGGCGTTTTTTCAGCGCCGGTACAAAACTGCGCTGGATGCCCCTGCTCGTAAGTACTCCGTGCCCCTCGTACAGCATGCGGTCAAACAAGCCAATACGCAAGCACAGCCCGACGGTATCCTGTACCGCCTTTGACCCAACTCCGCCGCCGATCCGTCTTGCAACGCTGGCGGCATCATCGCAGGTCCATGGCAAAAAGTATCCATGCAGCCCGAAGGCCCTTTGGCAAAGATAGAAATAGATCGTAAACCCGGCCACACCCTGACCGTCGATCAGCTTGTCCACCTTCGGATCTTCAAATACGTCCGTGGCCCAGCCGGAGAACTCAATGCCCTCCTTCGGCCGTCCGGCCATCTCATCACCCGCTTTCTACCGGCGGGGCCAGGATGCCCCAGCCCCGCCAATTATTCACATCATCACAACGACCTTTCCGGCGCTGATCTCGTCGGCCAATTTCTCCTCGAAGTACGCCACAATGGATGCCTTAGCTTGCATCTTCCACATTCCGCCGTCAGCCTCGAACAGACCCACGTTGCCGTCCTCGTCCAGACGAAGGATAAACTCGCTCTCCGGCTGCTCCACCTCCAGGAAAGTGCGGTAGGGCCGCATGGATACGCGGGGCTTGACCTGGACCATGGACTTGAGAGAAATACCCTGGCGGGCCTCCACCTCCTGGCTCACGCCGTTGTCCCGGGTAGTGATACCGTTCTCCTTGTTGATGCGGGAGAGCAGGTCCAGCAGGTAATCCACACCTTCTCCAGGTATAAACTTGCTCCGCAGCTCAATGATGGCCTCCTCCTGCTCCCGGAAGCCTCCCTGGAATCCAGGTACATCGCAGGCCGCCTCATACAGGCTGTCCCGGCACATCTCACTGTCATAGGTGGAAAACACAGAGACCTTCCGTGCGCCGTCCACCCGGACGAACATAGGCAGGTTGTCGAACATATCCAACTCGTTCCGCAGCAGCTTTACGATGCTGTCCAGCCCGCTCACGCTGATCTGGCAGGGACGGTCTACATGGGGGTCGATACGCACCAGTTCCCGGTCGGAGTAGGTGTCGCCGTGGATGGTGTAAGTCTTGTTGTCCTTGAGGGACACGAGATACTGAGCAAATTCCTTCAACATGATGTAGTCTCCTTTCTGTTATGCCTGCTTGATGTTGGTGAATTTCAGAACTTTGGGCTGGTCCTGCTTTCCGCCGTCCATCCCCAGCTGCCCAGGGACCTGGGGCGTCATCTCGGCCACCACCATTTCGCCGGTGCCCGGCTGATTGGTGATATAGAGGCTGGTGGTGATGGGGTCCGTAGGGACCAGTGTGCTCTTGGCTGTGGTCTGTACAGTGATGGTTCTACGGTCCGCGCTGGGGGTAAGCTCCAACCCCACAGTGATCTTTCTCTTCCCGTTGGGCTTAGTGTTGGGGTCCAGGATATTGTCAATGACCCTGCCCATCTCATAGTCCACCCGCTCCAGAATGGCGCCCATGGACATCTCCAGGATGCTTTTCTTTTCTAATTCATTCAC